GAATATGTAATGCACTATCTTCATTAGTGCCATCTAACAAAACACCTGGAGTAGTTGTTCCTAATCCTAAGAAGTTATTTGTGGTGTCAAATGTTAGACCTTTAAGTCCGTTTATGGCAGTATTTGGATTAACTTGTAAATTACCTGTTGTGCTAATTAGACTGTTGCTAGTTATAGCAGAAGTCATTGTTAAGCCATTTGTTTGTATATAGGCTTTTGCGTCAGCATTTGATATGCCACCGCCACCGCCACCACCGCCACTAGCATCTGCTGGTGTAAATGTAAATACACCTGTACTGTTATTATAACTTAATGAACCGTTTCCGCTAGGTGTATTTGAAGTAACACTTACTGCGGCTCTGCTTCTAGCATCTGTATAATATAAATTAGTGTTTTCAGTAACTATGCTTGTATCTAATACTGCTGTTGTTGCCTGATTGCTACCATTACCTATAAAGATATTACCATTGTTTAAATTACTAACTTGATTTTGTCTAAAGGCTCCTTGTACAAGAATATGATTGGCACTTACTACTTTACCTATTTTTTGTATTCCTGCATTTTCACCTGTAGGTGCTGTATTTGCCAATGCACCTGGCTGAGTTGCACTTATAAATAAATCTGTTCCTAATGTGTAGCCATGGCTACTGTCATTCATTACACCTGAAGTTACTACTTGTCCTGTACTACTACCTGGTATGTTTTCTCGTACAATACCTATAGCAGGCATTTTAGACGCATCATCTGAATCTGCTAGTGCAACATGTGGTAAATCACCATTGTTTCCACCAGTTAAATATACAGCCTCGCCTTTAGTTAAAGTACTTACATTGTCATTATAAACATCTAACAGTACAGCACCATCTAAATCACCTATAAAGAAACCACTTGTTTGTATGTTTGCTGTAGCATTTAAACCATTTGTTTGTATATAGGCTTGTGCCTGTGCATTTGTTAGACTACTTGTACCAAATCCACTTAAATCAGGTGGTGTGTATGTAAATACACCTGTGCTGTTGTTATAGGCTAAAGTACCTGTACCACTCGCACTTGCTTGAGTAACACTTAAATTTGTTAATCCTATAAGATCTTGATATGCACTACCGTCATTACTAAATTGCCATTTGTCTGTACTTTCGTTCCAACGTAATACAGTATTTGCACCTGCTTGTGGTCTGTTTGCTATTATTTGTACTGTTGCATCTGTAGCCGCATTTGCGTTTAGTGTTATGCTTTGATCTCTTACATATAAATCTTCTACATTTCTGTAATCTAAATTACCACTAACTTCTATGTCTCCTGTTACATTTACATTACCTGTAAATGTATGTGTTTGAGTAGGACTGTTACCAAAAGCCGCTGTGCCTGTCATTGTGACATTGCCAGTGCCGTTTAATCCGTTTGTTTGTATGTATGATTGTGCTTGAGCATTTGTTAAACCAAAAGATGATATGTCTGGTGGTGTGTATGTAAATACACCTGTTCCATTATTGTATCCTAAAGTTCCTGCTCCACTGGCACTTGCTTGAGTTACACTAACTGCACCTCTACTTTTTGCGTCTGTATAATATTGATTTGTTCCTTCACTTAAATTACTAGTTGTTAATGTACCAAAATTAGCAATATTACCACTACTACCTAAAGCAATACTAGTACCATTAACTGTAAGACTGCTGTTTGCTAATTCACTATTAGTTAATAGTAATGCACTTTTTTGTGTTATTGATGCATAATACTTTGAACCATCATAAAACACGTTCATGATATTCCATGCACTAGGATCAGTATCTAAATCTGTACTTTCATTAGCAAAATTCCAATCTGTCCAATTAGAAGGCGTAGTTGTGGTATCTATTAATTTACCACCGCCACCATCTTGTGTTAAAATTAGTGTTGCACTACCACCTGAGGATATATTGTTTAATGTTATACCTGTAACATTACCAGTTAAAGTTAATGTATGTACGGTACCACTTGCAATGTTTACAGATACTGCTCCGCTGACACTTCCGCCACTTACTATTGTTTCTTGGTATTTTTTTAGTGTTAAATCATCTAAATTAGATGTAAATCCAATAACACCTGTTACATTATTGTATGTTATTGGTAAGGTATTGCCGATTGCAAGTCTGATATCAGCGGTACTAGTAGTAATTGCGTTTCCTACTACTACATTTGAAATTGTTGATGCTACACTTACATTAACTAAATCCTGACTAAGAGATACTGTAGGTTCTGTAACTGCTACGGTTATATTTGATACGGCCATTACAGTCTCCTTATGTTGTTAATGATACGAAAGATGTGTCTGCTAATATATTTCCAATTGCTTTATCACCAGGTTTGTATCTTTCTAATACTGCCCATCTATGTGATTCTGTTACAGTAGGCGTTACACCTGTGTTTGTCCATGCGACTGAGAATATTGTGATTGGTACATTTGTTCTTGCATCTGGCATCAAAACGTTTCCTGCATATAAATTTGCAGGCATTGTAATATTAACTGTTCCTTGTGCGTTGTTTCTGTTAGAAACATTTACTGCACTTACATCTACATTAGCAAAATATCCTACTACTGAACTTGTAGTAAAATTTGGATTACCGTCATTGGTGTTGTACGTTAAAGTATCTACAACTATTGTTTGGGAATCTAACTCAAATGTATAATTACTTATATCAGTATTATAATTATAGGTAAATGTTTTTTGTTCTGATGGGAACTTTTCAATGACTTGTACATTATCTGCACCGCCAATGTAGTTCTTAAATGATAAGAGTCTACCGCTCATGTTATTCTCCTGTTGGATACGGAATAATCCGTGTTCGTATTATCCCTTTTGTTATATTTATCTAATTTCCATTATTTATAAATGGATTAACTAGGAAATCCTTAAACCCTGTACCGCTTATTTGTACTTTTGCTACAGATATATTTGCTCCTGGCATACCTGTATTTCCTGGTCCTATTCCTAGTAACATGCCTTGCCCTGATTGTCCAATACCTGCATAATTTATGTATGAAGATTCACTAGTTCCTGGTATATTGTAGTGTTTAATTTGTTGATATGTAGGACTATCTGGTTTAGAATCTATACTCATCAGTGATTGTACTTCACTATTAGCATTACCAGTGTAGGAAAATGCATATATGTTTCCGTCAATTCCTAATGTAGAATCTATATACACATTACTAGATAGATATGTGATATTACCTTCTGTAAGTGTAATATTAGAATCAACTAAAGATTCTAAATAGTCAGCATTACCAGTATTAGATTTCAAAGTATATCCACCCACATTAGCAACATATCCTGCTCTCCATGATTCACCATTAAGAGTAGTTATATTAGCATCTGTAAGACCACTAAATGTAACTGGTTCATCAAGACCAATGCGATCATGCGAATGACCTCCGTCAAACACATATACATCAACTGGGTTCGCTGAACCGCGATTTACTACTTTACTTAAGACGGCAGTTACACGGCCAGGCTTAACATTAATGTTACCATTAGTAGTTGCTGTATTAGATACTGGATTATAAATCATCATATGATTAGATCTATAAGGTAAGAAATATATATTTTTATCTACACCTAATTGTGCTGTTCCAAAATAAGAACCACTAGTGAATAATGGTTTTGTTTCTGAAAATGCTACTTCTCCTCCTGAAGGTATAAAATTAGCACCTGTGCTATCTAAAAACGTAAATCTTCCACTGGGTTGTCCACTAATATAAATTTTTTCATTATCCGGACTTGCGGCCGCGGCTAAACCAGGTCCTCCACTACCATAAGTTGGAGAACTAGGTAAAGCAGTTGAACCATAGATACCGCTGGAAGTATTTAACAGATAAGCCAATGAATCAGTCGCTCCAAACCCGTTTCTCATTACTAAAACCAGACTACCTTGTAAATTACTTAGACCTCCCCAAGGTATAAGTATAGGATTACTTATAAGGAAATCACCAGGAACATTTATATTTTGTGCGGCACTTGATACTGAATTTGTGCCATTTATTAAATCAATTTGTGCTATTTGAGCAGGAGTATTTCTTCTTAACGATATAAGCATGCCAGATGTTGAATCTGCAACTATTTGTGAATGCCCAGACATTTCTACACCATTATTTAAATTTACGGCTATATTTGCAATATTTCCTGATTCGTCATCATACGCCCATAAAGGACCATATTGATTTCCAAATGCACCTGTTGTAATATAAATGTTACCATTAAGTGTTGTTTGTACAGATAAATTATCGCCTATACTACCGGCACTTACATTAGGAACAAAATTGTGTTCTTCACTTATATGTATATTGCTAGGTGCTCCAGTACTTGTAAACCCTTGTATTATCTCAGTAAACACAGTCACGTTAGGCAGGTCAGGCCAACCGGGATAGCCTGTAAATCTTGTACTTTTACCAGGTTGTTTTCCTCTAAAAAATTTACTACTTCCTATAGGCATTGTTTACTCCGGTTGCGTTGGCCATGTTACATCTTCTCTGTTTGTGGCACTTGTATTGTTAGCAGGAACATCACGTAATGCTTGTCTGTATGTTTGCCATTCTGTTTTCTTACTGTCACTTAAAGGTGAATCTACACCTTGTGTCCAGTCACAGGCTTTAAGTAAATTGTTTCTGCGTTCTCTCATCCAACTATCTATGTTAAATGTTGTAAAAGGATTTTCTTGTGATTCTACTTCTAATGTTTCTAAATTTATTTTGTATTCCATTGTGTTTGGAACATATCCGTTTATACTTGCTAAATTACTACCTTGTTGTAACTGCAAAGCCAATATTGAATCACTCATACGTCTACAGGATTCTATTACTCCTGTATCTGTTTTATATATTATTCTATGCATTACTTTTCACCTTTTGTGATACGTTTCATTTCATATGCCATGTTACCTACACTTCTAGGAAATGAATTTGCTGTATCTAATGTACTATATCCTTGTATTTTCATAGTCGCTTGTACTGGTTTCATATCAGCAGGTAGACTATGTGCTGTAGGATCTAGTTCTACCTTTTTAGTATCAGTTAATTGTGGAGGTGCACCTGTTATATTTGTAAAGGTAATACCGCCGCCTGTAATTGGTACGTTAGCACTATGAGTAGTATTTGCATATTGTAATGTTACTTCGTTACGAAAACCTGCATCATACCCTCCGCCTGGTATAACACCACCTAGATTACCTACCGCTGTAAATGTATAATCTCCTATATCTACACCTGATATATCATACACTTCTGGTGTAATCAAGTCATTGAATGTAGTACCATTTACCACATTTGTATTACCTAGTCCTGCGTTTTCTAACTGAGCACCTGCACCAAATATTTGCATAGCAGGATTTGTAACAACATTACCGAATACTGACCCTGGTAATGCTGATAAATTTCCGTATGTACCATTATATACTTGCGGTATGAATATAGGAGGTATAATAGGTATTCTTGGTAAATCTATATTACCTAAAGGAGGTGTTTCAGTTGCTATAGGATGTGTATAGTAACTATCTGAATATTCTATAGCACTTATTTGTGCTGTTACCATACCTGTTTCGTCTTGTTGTTCTGTTACTCTCATAACACGGAATAATTTATCTGTCCAACCGTATAAATTATTAGTAACCTTTATAACATCACCAACATCACTTTGAATTCCGCTAAAATCACTTACGAATTGAATTACTGTTCCTACTCTGCTTTGATTAAGGTCAATGTTTGCTAATATTTCTGCTCTCACATTGTCATTAATCATATCTAATTTGTAATTTAACACATTATCTGGTTCATTAGGATTTCTATCTGCTGGAGGTGTTGTTATTTTTACTGTATTTGTTTGGTCTTTACGTTGTTTATCCATAAATTCAACTTCTACACCATTATATAGTGCATATAATTCTGTTGAACTTATGTCTATTTTGCTAACTATGTTGTCATCATTATATACTAAACAGTTAGCCTTTTCGGCAGTACTAAGTGCTCTGTTTGGTATTGCTTTGAACTTACCATCTTTAACATTAAATGAAAAGAATGTACCCGCTGACTGACATAATTTATCTATGTTTGTTGAACATACATCAAATGTACTTAACATACCGTTTATTTCATAACGTTTCAGTGTTGTGCTTACATTACTAGCATTTGTATAACTAACAAGTTCATTACTATAACCTTTCATTGCTGTATTGGCAGTACCTGTTATACTTGTTACATCTATTTGACTAGTACTAAGTCCTGCGCCATATCGACTATCTGTAAGGTAATCGAATAAACAATCACCAGGATTGTTTAGTGTGTTATTCATTTTAAAGGTCATTTGCGGTAAACCATTTAAACCGTTTTCAGCATCGTAATCTATCTGTAGTACAGCAAACACCATGTTATTTGCTGTATGATTTGCTCCCCAATGAGGTACTATACTTGTAGCAGATGCACCACCTACTGCAGGAAATATACAATCAGTAGCACCACTACCACCTGCATATATGTTTAACCTTACATTACCTGCATAACTTGTATCTGTACTTTGGTTAGGATCTCTGTGACTTGTTACTGAATTTCCGGAAAAGAATAATTCTACATCATTCATAAACACTTGACTGCAACTAAATGTTCCTGTTTGTGTTTCTTCTGATAATGCAATACAATATGTCATTGTTTTGTTTTCATTACTAATTGCGGCATCAAATATAGGACCACTAGTAAATGCTTGTCCATATAGTACTGGTAATTTATTATCTGTTGCTGGTGGTAACTGTATACTAGTACCTGGGTCTGCACCTTGATCAAAAGAAGGTGGTTTAAATACACCTAATGCTCTTGCTGTACCATAAGCAAGTCCACCTGCTATAACTGATGTTGCAATAGTGGCTAAAACACCAGTTAATCCTACTGCTCCTACTATTGCTGTTGCTATTGCTGTAAATACTGCCATTGTTAACCTCTAAATGCCCAATTGTAATCTATTGGTTCCCATCCTCTTTGTTCTAATTTAAGATCTGGTGTAGTTGCTAATGTTGTTAGTGTAAATGTTGATATATGACCTCTGTCTTTTGCTTCTATACCTATTGCAATATATCTGTTTAGTAATCTTGCACCTGCTGATGTGCCTCTGTAATCTTGTTCTACCCACCAAGCAACTTCAGTCATTCGTTTTACATGTGGTAGCCATAAATCGCCCTGTATAGTTGCTAAGAGCATTCCTATAACCCTATCGTGTTCTGTACATACCAAAGCAATACCTGTTTTAAGTATGTGGTCTATAACTTTATTTACATGTACATAATCATATTTAGGATTTTTCAGATCTTCTATAGGATTATTATTTGCAAAGTCTATCATTAATCTTTTGATATCATCATAGTCTTTTATTTGTGCGTTTCTTACTTCCATTATCTTTGTTGCTCGTCTGCTATTCTTTTGTTTCGACCTCCGCCGCCACCGCCACCACGGCCTCCGCCACCGCCATAGCCACCACCGCCGGATTTATATTCTTTACCAAAGTCAAATGATACATTGTATAATTGAGGAACACGAGCAAATACTAAATCATTTGGAAATAATCTTGCTCTATCATTTGGATTTGTACGTTGTCCACTTATTCTGTTTTCTAAAAGACTGTTTATACTTGCACATGTGACTGTAACTGAATTAGTAAGTGTTGAACCAGGCTGAAAATCTTCCTGTATAGCAAAGTTAGTTATAACACCTTGGAAACGTTTATACACTTGATTAGTATCTAATTCGTGTGTTGTTGTATTATAAAACCCTCTGTATACACTTATGTTACCACCTTT